CGCAAGGCAACGTGAGGCATATTTCAATCAGAAAACTGCCGATCGTAATGAAGCCTTAGATAACGATGTCTTAAAGGAACAGCACCCAAGTATGCCGATCAATCAAGATCGACAGACTCGTGTAACTTTTGGTGGTACAAAGAAAAACTAATTATTTAGTAATTCCTATCCACCGCTAACAATAAAACCTTTAAGGAGGACAAAAATATGGCAAATAAAGATGCCCCATTTGGTCTAAGACCTATCGGTAACACTGTTGGTGGTTCTGACTTTCAAATGACGGAATATCTAATTCCGGACAATGAAGGCACTTCAATCTTTCAGGGAGATCCTGTAGAGATTGATGATAACAATGCTGGATTTATTGCTGTTCAAGAAGCAGTAACAAATGTAGATAACATTGGTGTCTTTAATGGATGTTTGATTGACAGCGACCCTTCAACAGGGAAGCCAAAATTCTCTAACTTCTATTCGCAAACGAATATTACACAGGGAAAAATAAAAGGATTTGTATTTGATAACCCGTATCAAAGATATTTGATACAAGGTGACTCAGCTACAAACTCTGCACAAACAGACGTTGGTAAAGTTGCTGACACTGTTGCTACTCACTCAGGCTCAACAATTACTGGTATTTCCGGTATTGAGTTAGATGTTTCTGATTTGGCTGCAACAGATGGACAGTTAAGAGTAACAGGCATTACTGGCGATCCAGACAATAACGAACTAGGCACAACTCATACGAACTACGTAGTGTATTTCAATGAGCATGCTTATAACCATAACGAATAATAGCAGGAGGATTTAAATCATGGCTATATCAAGACAACAACTAGCTAAAGAGCTAGAGCCAGGTCTGAATGCATTATTTGGACTTGAGTACGCAAACTACGAAAATCAACACTTGGAGATTTTCGACACTGAAAACAGTGACAGAGCTTTTGAAGAAGAAGTAATGTTATCTGGCTTCGCAAATGCGGCTGTAAAATCTGAAGGCGCTGCAGTGACTTTTGACTCTGCACAAGAGGCTTTCACTTCTCGTTATACGCACGAGACAGTTGCTCTCGCTTTTGCAATTACTGAAGAAGCAATCGAAGATAATTTATATGACACGATTGCAACTCGTTATACAAAAGCATTAGCAAGATCTATGGCTAATACAAAGCAGATCAAAGGAGCGAATGTACTGAACAATGGTTTCAGTAGTTCATTCCCGGGTGGAGATGGTAAGGAGCTATTCGCTACTGACCACCCTTCACAATCAGGAGACCAGAAGAATGAGTTGAGCACATCAGCTGACTTATCTGAAACTTCTATCGAACAAGCTTTGATCGACATTGCTGCTTTCACTGATGAAAGAGGCTTAAAAATTGCTGCTAGAGGTATGAAACTAATTATACCTTCTGAGCTACAGTTTACAGCTGAAAGAATCATGAAGTCACCAGCAAGAGTTGGTACTGCTGATAACGATCTAAACGCAGTTGCATCTAAAGGAATGATTCCACAAGGTTACGTGGTAAACAACTTCCTAACTGATACAGATGCGTTCTTTATCAAAACTGATGTTCCTAACGGTCTTAAGATGTTCGAAAGAGCAGCTATGAAGACTGCAATGGAAGGCGATTTTGATACTGGTAACGTAAGATACAAAGCAAGAGAAAGATACAGCTTCGGCTTTTCTGACTGGCGCGGTATGTTCGGTTCACCAGGAGCATAAGCTCAACGTTAACCTTTTAAAGGGGCGCTTCGGCGCCCCTTTTTATTTGCAATCACTACATTAAAAGCGTATATTAGAAATACTGCATACTTTTAAATAGTCAGTATAGACTCATGCAGTAGACAATGTCTCAGACTGTACTGGCGGAAACGGAGACTAATAATATGGCTAACTCAACTTTTAGCGGTCCGGTCAGAACAGAAGGTGGCTTTAACGTAATCAATAAAGCAGCCGCTACTGGCGCGATCACAGAAACTGGTTTTTCAGTTAACTCAA